TAATTTACCAGCACCTAAATTCATTTCCATTCTTGTTTGTGGAGCTAATCCAGGATTATTACCACCAGAGCAAGAGCATACAGCGTGGCCTTTAGGGCAGTTAGGGTCAGCTTGTTTTCTGTAGCGTCCAACACCAGAACCGACCATACGACCAGTAGAACCTTTACCCATCATTTTATTCACAGCCCAGCCTATTGCGTGGCCAACAGCACTACCTATATCAGAAGCACCGCCAGAAACTGATGCGTAATTTATTAATTCATTGCCTCTCATTAGAGACATATGAACTTGACTATATTCAGCTCTACGTCTATTTATAGCATTATATTGTTTTGCTATTTCTTGATTATAAGGAGTATCAATTGGCATTATTATATATATATTTAATAAATATAATAATTCTATATTAAATTATTTTACATTAATCTATGAGATAAAGGGGATTTCATGGCTGCTCCACTCATACCAGCTCCAGTTGTTCCAGAACCACTTGAAGGGGATGAATAGAGTGATTTCATCTTATGAACAGCGAGAGCTTTACCTCTATCACACATAGAACCACCTACTACACGACGAACAGATGATTGAGCGAGAGCAGTTGTTTGAGAGGCGTCTAATACGTCTTGTTTGGTGAGGATTCCAGTATATACAGAAGATTGTCCTCTTTCAGTAACAAAGATACCACTATTTACAGGGATTAATACAACTTCAGGTGCGAAATTGGCATCAACTGAAGGTACTAATGTGTAATTACCAGTTACAGTTAAATCAAATTGGATTTGGAAGTTTCCGAGAGACCCAGGTGCATAGTAATCTTCAGTGAGTTGAATGTGTTTGCCAAAGTCTAACATTAAATAAGAACCGACTGTTTGGCGAAATGCATTTAAATCACCACCAGCAAATGATTCATTTACTAAACCAGAAAATTCAGCATATGATTGCTTGCTACCAGCTTCAACTGAATATCTAAATAAATCATATTGAGAAGCTGATGATAAAATACCAGCATTATTATTAAAGTTAATAGAAATCTTTTGGATAGGAAAAGAGCGGTCAGTATCATTATTGGTTTGAGTAGTTTGTGGCTTTCTTAAGAAGATGATGAGCTTATCAGGGATTTGATTTAAGTTGAAAGTATTACTTGAGATGGTGGTAGATGAAGCGTTGGCTACTACTTGAGAAGAAGCGGAGAAATATCTTGGATATTCTAAATAAGGGACTACGTTGCGAGCAGGCATTAAATCAGATGGATGTGCGGTGATATAATTTAAATTTAAGTAATTTTGGCCAACATTTAGGAGTTGAACATTAGTAAAACCATCAACACCACCATATGCTGTTCTTACTGCTCTTAATGCATTACCTAAATTTAATACGATATTCATATTTTGGATACCATATATAGCACTATTATTTGTTTCAGGTTCAGCCCAGACGAAAGGAGGACACATTAAAGGTTCTGCAGTTGTCCATTCTAATGTATATAAACCAGGAGTTCCTTCACCAGGAGCAGTTACTTCGGTTAATACTACACCATTTTGTGCGAAGTTTGATAAGTTATTTGCTCCATAACCAGCAAAAGCTCCATTAGCGAATTGACAAGGGTCTAAAGCTCCTTGTTCATATCCTCCTAAAATGTTATTTTGTCCATAAGCAGTTGCATTATAGTAAGCACGGATAACATCAGATTGTACGGGTGTTGTTGATGAATAACGAGACATTTCACGAGAATCTACACATTTTAATAAAGCAGGTAATACATCACGGATATTTATTGAAGTTGAGTTGTTATTGATTGTGCATTGGATGGTTGTACATAATTGGTGGAGAGGAAAGGCAGCGAGAGCAGTATCTTGACCTAAAATAGGTTTGTTATTAGCATTAAATTGAATTTTGGCTCTGGCACTCCACATTACACGTCTATCAACAAGAGTTTGTTCAGAAGGAACTTGGATATTAAATGTGATAGCACTATTTGAATCAGAAACTGCAGGTTGAAGAGATGGTACTACGTTTTGGCCACCTTTAAAGACAGCATAATCTACACTATTAGATACCATAAGGCGGTCATCTTTAACTAATACTTTTTTAAAGTCGTTACTCATATTATATATTATAACAAATATAATATTTATAACAAAATACTATATTTATTTTTATAAACTGGGGAGATTAAATATTTTCTTTCTAAATAATATTTTTAATGTTGATGTACAACCTGCATCTAATAAAAAGGGATGTAATGTACCATAATTATCTCTCCAAAATATTGTTACTTGAATGTTATTAATTGGATTATTACTTTGTAAATCAGTAAGACGATATTCTGCTGTAGGAGCATAATAAATTTGTGGTTTTGTCTCATCACCACGTGTAAGAGGTACTTCTATATCTGTGAGAACTGGGGCGAAATTTCTATTATTTCCACTTGTATTTGATATTTGAGCTGCTAAAGCAGGGTCATTATAAATTTGAGGTGAAGCTATAAGTTCATTTTGAATTGGCATTAGAGCAGTTGTGAAAACTATAGCTTGGACTGGATTCCAAAGAGGTGTTGTTGGATAATCTTGTTCAAAAACTGTAAAACTATCTATTGCAGCATTAAAAAATGAATTATTGTGGAATGGATAAGCAATATCTTTACCAACTGTATTTACACCTAAAATATTTGAATAATTTGGTACAATGGTGTCTGTATAATTACTATTTTTATTTGCTGGGTTTATAGTTAATCTATACCATCCACTGCTATCATCTTTATAACTTCCTGGTGATACTTGAACTTTTATTGTTTCAACGTATTCTGCTTGAAATGAACTAAATAAATTATATAATGGAGCATTTAAATATAAATAATATTGAGTATTTGAAGTTGAGGTTTCATAATCACCTCCCCAAATTGGACCTTGAGCATCTGTTAATCCTGTAGGCTGTGGAAATATAATTGAAGCTTTATTTGATGTTTTGTTAAAAGTCCAAAAAGGAAGTCTATCACTTGCAATTTGGCCTGCTACTTTTGATAAAAAAGTGGCATTAATCATATCAATAAATGCTTGATAACTATTTATATAATAATAATCTCTAATATTGTTAGCTTCTACTTGAGCAAATGTTGGTATATTAGCAGCTAAATCTTGAGGTTTAAAAATTACTGTAACAACACGATTTTTTTCAGTTGTAAAATTTGGAGCAGTTTCACCTAAACCATATGCTAATTTATAAATTGTTTGATTAATGTTTTCTTCATTATTGCTAATTGTTTCAATTAATGGACAAAAAAGTGGAAGACTTGGTGTATCTAAAGTAAAACGTGTAACTGTCATAAAATATTCACTTGGATTTCTTAAGATAACATCATTACGTGTTTCTGTAAAAACTACTGGTATAGAAGCTCCACTACCTCTTTTATCATTATTAAGAACATTAATATCGTAATAGATATGTGTAGGAGTAGTATTAAAATTAGTTTGAGTTTGTAAAGACATATTATATATATTATATATATATTATTTTTTTTATTATATAATATATAATTAATTATGCCTTATGAAATAAAAAAATTTAATAAAGGTTTTAAGGTCTGCAAAAAGACTGGTGATAAAAAATGTTTTAGTAATAATCCAATACCACTAAAGAACGCTATCAAACAAAGAAAAGCTATAAGTATTAATGAAGGTCTCTATGGTGGAAGTTTTGAAATAAAAGATTATGAAGGTAGTCTTTCTGATGTTTTTAGTGATGCCCCAAGTTATTCAGTAGATTTTTTAGAAGAATTCTTTAAAAATATATGTGATAAAGGTGAATTATTAGCTGGATTTATTGATACAAGAATTAGTGAGAATTATGATGAAGAAATATTTAACATAATATCAAAATTAAATGAAGGCGGTTATACTGAAAAATCTCTTAAAAAAGATTTTAAAAAATATTGGAAGTTATACCAAAAGAAAGATGAAGAAGCAACAAAATTCTTAAAAGCCCTATTAGTTGATGGATGGGAGAGGTTAATTTTGGCTTTAAGTAAAAGAGATTTAAGCAGTAAATGGTGTGTAAATAAAGATACAAATCAAACTGGTAATTACATGAATCCAATTAGAAAATATTTTATATACGGTTATGTATTTCAAAATACTGGAAAAAATATACAATTAAGAGCATTAGCACTATCAAATATTAGTTCAAAAGCATTAGAAATTGAGTATCTATGTGGAGCTGGTGGCACTTATCTTATTTTGGATTATTTAAAAAATATTATTGATGGCAAAACTGATGGTAAAAGATTATTAATTGATTTAACTGGTTTAGAATCTTTGGAATTAGTAAGTGCTGCTTGGTATAGAACAGTTCAATGGTATAACCAACAAGGTATGATGATGCCAACATATACGAGAGATAATATAGAAGAAAAATTACAAGTAGTTTTAGAAAGTTCGTTTGAAATAAATCAATTAAAAGATATATTAGAAAATGATGAAGATTTTAGTTTATTAGATGAAATAACACAACTATCACAAGCTGGTGGCGATAGAATATACGTAAATAAAAATAATAAAATCTATAAAAAATTAGTTGATTCTAATATTCATAATCTAATCATAAATGCTGCTAAAAAAATAGTTGATGAATACGAAAAACAAAATCCAAATGGAGAAGAATCAGAAAATGTTTATTCATCTTCAGAAGAAGATAAAACTGGAAAAGGTAAATTAAATGATAATGAAGAAGAATATCTAAACTTATCAACTAAAAAACATAGGCAATCTTTAGGACAATTTATGACACCAAGAAAAGATGTAGATAAAGCTTTTGAGACAATTGAAGTAAATGTGAATGACAGAATATTAGAACCATCATGTGGAACTGGAAATTATTTACAAGGATTTTTAGAAAGGGGATATAAAGACATAACAGGAGTAGAATTTGATACAACATTATATAATGAATTTAAAGATAAATTTGAAGCTGAAGGTATTAAAACCATCAATGGAGATTATTTATTAACTGAATTTGATGAAAAGTTTGATTTAATTGTTGGCAATCCACCATATTTTATTTATGGTTCAGAAGGACATCCTCCAATGCCATCAGAAGTTAGAGAAAAATATAAATCTTATTTTAGTGGAAATGTTGATATATATGGATTATTTATAATTAAAGGATTAATGGACTTAAAAGATGGTGGATTAATTTCATATTATATTCCATCAACTATTTTAAACGCTAAAACATTCACAAAAATGAGAGCTTATATACATAAACACGCAAGTATCACCAGATGCGAACCAGTCAGAGAAAAGGGATTTAAAGAAACAAAAGTTAATAATTTGATGATGTTCCAAATAGTCAAAACTAATAAACCCAATAATGATTTTACAACAAAAGTAGGTGGTGAATTAATATTTTCTTTTGATAAAGAACCATCTGGTAGATTATATCAACAAGGTGATGTTAAACGTGTAAAAGATTTTGCTAAATTTAGAAATGGCACTGTACCATTAGAAAAAGTAAAAAAAGATGAATTAACCAATACTCCTATACCTAATGCTGTACCATTAGTATATACCCATAATTTAAAGAAAAATAATACTTTAGACTTAAATGTTTCTCTTCCTGAACATAAGAAACAATATATTCTCAAAAATAAATATAAAGCAAAACCATTCCAAGCACCTTTATTAGTTACTAAAAGAGTTGGTGTTCGTGCTGGTACTCCATTTGTATTGCTTGAAGAAGGTGAATATTATTTAGAAAATCATACCTTATTTGCTACTGGAACTTTAGAAAATTTAAGAAAAGTTGAAAAAGTATTAAATAAACCTGATTATAAAGAGGAATATTTAGGATTAATTAAAGGTATATCTTGGACTGCTGGCTTTATTGAAGAACTTCCAATTGATGAAGATGAATTTAAAGCTGAAGTTGAAGAAGAAGAATTTGTACCAACTGAAGATGATTATTTAGATGAAGAAGAATATATGAAATTAATTGGAGAAGGTAGAAATATTGACACAGAAACTTTTAAAAATTATTTAAAAAGATTTAAAATAACTACTGACAATTATTTATATAATGCTAAAATTAAAGCAAAGAATGCTGGATATAATCCTGATAAATTATTTTATGCTCACGACGGAGTCCATAAATTAGAATATCATAGTAGAGAAGGAAATATTAAATTTGGAAGAGTTGGATATAAAGACTATATTATTTATAAATTTATAGCTTATTTTGAGAAGGATTTAAGAAAAAAGAAAGAATTAGAAAAAGAAGCTGAAAAATTTAGAGATAGGTTTATTAAGAGTCATAAAGCTATATCCAAAAAACATCAATTAGGTAATTTATCACCTAATGAACTTGCTATTAAAATACTTTGGTAAATATATACAATTATAAAATAAATATTTTATTATTATATATATGTCATTAGTTTTTGAACCAGTTATATTTAATGCAGAAGAACGCAAAATTATAGATAGAGTACAATTTTTAAATTATGAACCATTAGTTGTTGGTAGCTATAGTATAAAAAGTCAAAGATATTCATCAGACATTGATGCTTTAGCATTAATAACAGGACAAAAAGAAAGAAATAAATTTAATGAATATCTTCAGGATATGTTAAGAAGAATAGAATTAGAAGATGATATGTTTTTTCTTGAATTTAAGATACAATATAATGATGGTTCAAAGATAAAGTTTTTTAATTCTGAAAAAGTTAATATTCCACAAAAAGATTTCAATAAAATATATTTTATGAAATTAGATTTAATTGTATTTTTAGATGGAGTTTTTAAAGAATTTGGAATGAATTATTACTTTCATTATCCTGACGATTTAGTAGGTGATATGTTAAAAGATATTAAACAATTTAAAAAAGAAGGATTATATTTAAAAGTTTTAAAAAGATATTTTAGTATAGCAAAAGTAAAAGGTGATAAAGTTCAGGCCAATTTTATATCTAAATTTCTAAATAGTCATTCTGGAAGAGACTATGAATTATTAAATAATTTAAAAACTATTATAATATTATTAGAAAATTATGGAGAAGATTTAAGGGTGAGAGATATGGTGAGAGTTGAATTAAATCGTTTAGGAATCATACCTAAAGTTTCAAAAGTAAAGGAGAAGATAGGAGAATTATCCAATAGAGTAAATTCTGAAGCAAAACGTTTTTTAGAAATTTTTTTATCTAAAAAAATATAATATAATCTATTATATGTTTAATCTTAATAAAGTTGGTCGCCCTATATGTAAAATAGAAGGTGGTAAATTAGATAAAAAAACAGTTCATCTTTGTGGTGAAGATGATAGTGAAGATGAAGTTGTACCTAAAATGAAACTACCTAAAGATTCTAAATTTGTTCATATGCCTAATACATCACAAGAACGTGAAATTTTATACATTACTGGTGCTTCTGGTAGTGGTAAATCATATTATGCTACCCAATATATAAAAAATTATAAAAAAGTTCATCCTACTAATATGATATATTTATTTAGTCCAATTTCTGATGATGATAAATTAAATGAATTATGTAAAAGAGTAAAGATTGATGAAACTTTAATATCTGACCCCATAATGCCATCAGATGTCAAGGATAGTTTAGTAATTTTTGATGATATAGATGTTATAAGTCAAAAGCCATTAAGAGAAGCTATTTACGCTTTTTTAAATCAAATATTAGAATTAGGTCGTCATACTAAAACGAGTTGTATTATAACTAACCATCTACCAACAAACGGCAAAGATACACGAAGAATGCTAAATGAATGTCATAGTATCACCTATTTTCCATCATCAGGAGCAAAAAGACAATTAAATAATTTATTAGAGAATTATGTTGGAATGGACAATAAGGATATAAAGAAAGCAAAAAAATTAGGTAGTAGATGGATTACAATCTTTAAAAATTATCCTCAATTTGTTATGAGTGAAAAAGATTTATATAAATTAGCAGATGAGGACGATTGAATTAATTAATTTAGATTTTTTTATATTATAATTTATATAATATGAACGAATTTGTAGAAAATCTAAAATTAAAATTACAAGATAAAGGATTATCTGATTCATCCATTAAACTTTATATTAGAAATTTAGAAAAATTAAATGAAGGTGAAATAAAAAATTTAAAATTTTTAACTAAAAAAGATATGATATTAGAAAAATTAAATAAATATAAAGATAACACTAAAAGAGGTTTCTTAATTTCAATAGTTTCTGTTCTTGGCTGTTGTCCCGAAGATAAGAAAATGACTAAAATGAAAAATGAATATTATGCTTTAATGGTCTCTAAAAGTAAAGAAATTAAAGAAAAAGAAACAACTGAATTAAATGATGAACAAAAGAAAAATTGGATATCATGGGATGAGATATTAGAAATATTCAATAAATTAAAAGAAGAAGTTGATAAATTCAAAGACTCAAAAATAGTAAGTGATAAAAATTATAATATTTTATTAGGCTTCAGCTTATTAGCGTGTTATATTTTTAATGCTCCAAGAAGAAACAAAGATTATCAAAATATGCACATTGTTAAGAAAGAAAGTGATAAATTAAGTAAAGATTTAAATTATTATGTCTATGATGCTAATAAATTTATATTTAATAAATATAAAACTCAAAAGACATATGGAAAACAAGAAGTTCCAGTTTCTGATGACTTAAAAAATGTTTTAGATATCTATATCAAATTTCAACCAATTCTAAAAGGAAAAGTTAAATTAAATACAAATACACCTTTTTTCGTATATCAAGATGGCTCTGAATTTTCAAGTATTAACAGCATAACCAGAATATTGAATAAAGTATTAGGAAATAAAAAAATTGGTTCAAGTGCTTTAAGACATATCTTTTTAAGTGATAAATATAAAGATGTCTCTAATGATATGAAAAAAGATGCCGAATTAATGGCACATTCAGTTCCACAACAACAACAATACATAAAAGAAATTTAATTTTTTATATTTATAATTATATATATAAATGGTTAATGGAAAAAGAAGAAGAGGCAAAGGCATTGATGATGAAGCAATGGGTTATTTAAATGAATTAGATAATCCTGATGAAGGTTATGAACAAGGTGAAGCACCAACTGAAGAACATATAAGTAAATATAAAAAGAAATATTCTATTAAAAATAAAGAAGAATCAAATTTAAGTAAAGATGTAAAAAAATTTTTACAATATATATCTCGTAAGGTTGTAGCTGATATTTTTGAGGATACACTTGATGAAATGCCCGATGATGAATACCAACAAGAAGTAGATAAAATAGAAGAAATATTATTATCAAAATTTAAAAATAAAGATATTTTAGAAACCGAGAAAGAATTAGAAAATATGCAAATAGATTTATTTGGTAAAATATTAAAAAATGGTGATGATGACTTAAGAAAATATAATGATTTAAGAGTCATAGTATTATATAAAAATATTCTAAAAAAAGTAAAAAATGCTATTATTAAAACTAATATAAAATCTTTAATGGGTGAGAAAATAATGGAATTTAAAGAAGATTATCCAAGAGAATATAATAACGCTTTAGATAAAGGATATATAATTGGTAAAAAAATAGTTATAGGTATTGGAAGACGTCGTAAAGTAAAAGGAGGTAGATTTGTTGATGACTTATTTAACCCATCTAAAGTTCTTCACGAACTAAAGAAAATACCAAAACTTCCTAAAACTTTAGCTGATAAAGCCATCAATGAAGTAAAAAAAGTATTACAACCAGATTATTCAAATTATCCTGAACCATCTAAAAAAGTATTAAATGAAAGAGGAAATTGGCCTATTATTGCTTTAGAAGTAAATCGCACACCATTAGGCACACCAATTAAAGGACTAATTAATGCTTTAACATTAGGAAAATTTAAAGAAGGGCAACAAGCATCTGGATATGATAAATTTTTTCATCTTGCTTTAATCGCCACCGTAAGAAATCCATCTGGAGGCCAACAAGTTCAAGTTGTAATGCAAAAAAATGCTCGTGTAGAAATCACTAAAACTTTTAAATCTGATAATAATACTGAATATTTACAAGTTCCATTAAAAAATATTTATATTACACCTAATGAATTATTAGAAATGACACGCAAACGTATTGGAGATAATAAATTTTTTAGATATGACAGCTTTGCACAAAATTGTCAAATATTTATAAAAGATATATTAGAAAGTATCAAATTATATGGTAAAAAAGAAGCTGATTTTATATACCAAGATACATCTGAAATTGTTAAAAAGATACCTTCTTGGAACAGAGAAATGATGAACTGGACAACTGATGCTGGTAATGTTTTTTCAAAAATTACTGGCACAGGAAAAGGAAGAAGAAGAAGAACAGCACCAAAACTTCGTGGTGGAAAATTAAATCCTTGTCCAACTGGTTATACTGATTTTGGATTAACCTGTACAAGATGTTCTTGGAATGAAGGATGTAAAACAATAGGTAAAGTAGATTGGCAAGGAACTAAAGATGAAGTTGTTCAAGGTGTCAAAAAAGGCACTGAAGTTGTTGGTAAAGTCGTCAAGAAAGCTTTTGATAAATTTGGTTCTATGACTAAAGAGGCTTTTATGGCTATATATGAAGATATTAAGAAAAAACACCCTGAAATAGCTAAAATAGAACAGGGATTTGATAAATTAATTAAAGTTTCTAAATTAACAGTTGCAAATAAAGACTGGTGGAATAAAACAATGACAACACCTGATACTTATATCTTTTTAGTTTCAACAGCATTTACAATCGCTTCTCTCGCAGGAGTTCCTGGAGCTGGAACTTTAAGCAGTGCCACCAAAATTTTAGGAGATTTAGCACAAGGACGCCCTATTAAGATGTCAGATATAAATAGTTTAGCATTATCATTAATTCCTGTACCTGGAGGAGCTGAAAAGAGTGTAGGATTATTTGACAAAGTAAAGACAGCAATGATTGGTGCTAAAGGATTAACCGCTGCCCAACGTGCAGCCGTAATTGGTAAAAATATAGTTACAGCACAGAATGCTCTATTAGATGTATTACATCCTGTAACAGTTCCAAATGCTTTCGCCAAAAATCCATCATCAGCATCAACAAATAATATAAATGATAGTATGGCTGAAATGTCCAATGTAGCTTATAATGAGACTAAAAAGAATTCTGGTGCTATAGTTCCATATCATCCAAGTAATCCAAGTAATCCAAATAATCCAAATAGTCCTCCAGGTCCAAGCAATCCACCAGGTACTCAAACTTATGACCCATCTCAACCAAATTATGTACCACCTCCACCATCAGTACCAAAATTTATTCAACAAAATTTTAATGGTAAATGGAAACAAGGAGTAGATTATGGTGATAGAAAGAGACCAATGGGAGATAATTATATAAGTGGGCAAGGCAAACATTATCGTGGTAGAGGTATAGATTTTAACAATGAATTTATGAAAATTATGGGAGGAGCAAATCGTGCTTTCAATAATATGGCTTTATTATCTATGGGTGTATGTCCTCATTGTCTTGATAATAAATTAAACTTACAAATAAAGAAAAGAAAAAGAACAAGACGAGGTGGTGCTTTAAAACCTTGTGATTCTGGATATACTGATTTTGGATTAACCTGTACAAGATGTGAGACAAAATGGGCAGGAATCATACCATATCCATCATGTAATACCGTTAGTAAAGTAGATTGGGCTGAAACTGGTAGAGAAATAGCTCGTGCTTTTCAACCTGTAACTGATGCTTTTGATAAAGTAAAACAAGCTTTTGACCGTTTTGGTGCTATGACTAAAGAAGCTTTTGTTGCTTTAGGTGCTACACTTCAAGCAAGATTTGGTCCTGGTGGAGACATCTCAAATTGGTGTCTAACTGCTTTTGCTCCACTAATTAATACAGTTGGAAATGAAGACTGGTGGAAAAAGACAATGACAACACCTGATACTTATATTTCATTAGTGTGTATGGCCTGTACAGTCGCTTCATTAGCTGGAGTTCCTGGTGCTGGAACTTTGGGGTCTTGTATTAAAATTATAGGAGATTTAGCTCAAGGTAGAGATTTAGACTTAAATGATGTAGCTGGTTTATTATTAGGCTTAATGCCCGCAGGAGCTGGAGCTGGTAAGACCGCAACTTGGTTAGAAAAAGGTTGTGCAGCAATTGCTGGTGCTAATGCCGAAGAAAGAATGTACGTAATTGGCAAAAATATGGTTACAGCTGGTAATGCTATAGCTAAAATGACAGGAAAAACAAGTATTGGTATTGGTCAAGATGATAGTTTAGTTGTAAATATATGGACACAATCTAATATGGAAGTTGAAAATGGTGAAACACAAGTTTCAGAAGCTAATAGAGCAAACGGTGTCGTTCCACCACCAGCACCACCCGTTGAAATTCCTCCACCTCTTCCAGTTGTTGAAATTGACCCTTCAAAGATAAATCAATGTTCTCCATATGGTATAAAATTAGGTAAAAATGTAAATGGTCTCCAATCATATACACCAGCTGAATGTTCAGCAATGGGAGGTGTAGATTATGGTAATGGTGAATGTTTAGCCCAAGATGGAAGTGGTAGCTTTTCTTATAATTGTAGAGAAAATACTGATGCTTCAAAAATAACACCTTGTTCTCCATATGGTCAAAGATTAGGAGTTGAAAAAGATGGTCTTCGTTTTTATACACCATCTGAATGTTCAGCATTGGGAGGTATAGATTATGGTAATGGTGAATGTTTAGACCCAAATGGAGGAAGCTTTTCATGGAATTGTGCAGATGCTCAAAATCCAGCACCAGCACCAGCACCAACAGCACCAACAGCACCACCAGAACCAAGACCAGAAAGACAATTAAGACCAGGTGTAACTGCTTCAGGAAATCAAAGTGGATTAGTGATACATTCAGTTAATATTAGAAATACAGTACCACTTGTTGAGGCAAAAAGAATAGCTCGTGATATAATGAAAACTAAAAATGATAGATATCATAGAGAAACAAAAAATTGGATTAGATTCAGAAATATACCAAAGACTAAATTCAAACCAAAAACATATGTAACAAAGAAAATAAATAAAGATATAGAAATTATCTTTGGTAAATTAAAATAATTTAATAAATAAATTTTATATTATATATTATATAATATGGAATTTAACAGTAGTTTGAATAAATTTGGAAACTTACGAGACAATGAATACCGTGAATTAATCAATGATGAATTTAATGATGCCAGAACACAAGTAATCGCCCGTCAATTTGGACAAACAAAACAATTTTTAGAAACTTTTGAACGTGAGAGAACAGGTGATAGATTAGTTAATTTAGAAGTAGCAAAAGCCGTATCAAATTTTACAAATGCTATATCTAAATCAATTAATGGTATAGATAATAATGATAAAAATACTGAAGAAGGTATTATTATTGGTTATAGAACCGTAATTAATATGTTAGATGCTTATATAAATGCCAGTGGCTCACGTCCTCGTGATATTGAAAGATATAAAAAAATGTTATTTGAATCTCTACCCCAATTAAACACCTATTTTGAAAAAGCAGCCCAAGTTGAGAAGATGGGAGTAATAAATCCTCGTGAATTAGAAAAAGTTCAAGAAATTATTGATAGATTAGAAAGTGGATACGCTAATGGACAAACCTTTGAAGGTCATAATTTAGCATCTCAAGTTAAATATATGAGTTTAGATGAAGAATTAGGAAATTTAAGAAAAGATTTAACAGTTCAAACTCAAATATTAGAACAACAAATAGATGAAGATAAAGAAGCTATTAAACCACTTACAAAATCAATTATAGCATTATTAGACCGTGTAAAACCACTTATAGATTTATTAAGTCCAGGCAAAGTTGATTTCAAAGAAATAGCTCATTTATATGGTGAAGCTATAGAAACAACTAAAGGAAGAAGAACAAAAGCACAAATTCAAAAAAGAGAAACTATTGTTAAATCATTTATTGGTGATTTAAGAACTCTATTATATGAAGCAAGAGATTTAGTTGGAAGAGCATCACTACCTCCTGCTTTTGATACAGGTGTTCTACCGCCAACATCTGGTGTAATTAGTGGATTAAATCCTGCTATGAGTGGTTTTTATCAACCACCTTCTGGTTCAATGGTATCACCATCAGCACCTGAAGCTCCAATTGTATCACCTGAAATTGAACAAGCAACTGGTAATTTAAAAGCTCTTGTAGCACAATATATTGATAAACGTAAAGAAGCTGAAAAGGCAGCAGGAGCTGATAAAGTCAGATTAGAAGCTGAACGTGATGAAATAAAAGCTCAAACAGAAGGACAAGTAGCTAAATTAAGAACATTAGGCTTAAAAGATGATGAAATCGCAAGAATTATAGACAGTATTGAATTTGATATGTTTGGTTCTGGAAGAAGAAGAGGAGGAGTTAAAAGTGGAGCTGATAATGTTAATACAATGAGAATTAGAAGTAAAAATTTAAGAGGTGAATATGATAGAGCTAAACAATTTGATGAACCAAGTATGAACTTTAAGCCATTGTCAAAATCATATGGTAAAAGAGTTGATTTTGGTTATGAAGGAAATGGAAAGCCAAAAATGAAAAGTAAGAAAAGAATTATATTGTTTGAAGAAATTTAATTATACCCTCCACCACACTAATACACCATACTATTATATATATTTATAATAATAAGGTATTAATTATATCATAAATAAAAGGTGGAGGGTAGGTGGAAGAAGGTGGAGGGTAGGTTTTACACCATAAAATAATGACTAAAATGTTTATGCTATTCTTTTATATCTATATATATAATAATACAAAAAGCTTATAGGTGGGTGGAGGGTATGGAGGGTATTTTTAAGATTCATTGGGAAAAATATATTTTTTTAAAAATAAAAATATTTTTATAAATGAATATCAAAAATCTGCCTCCTTCCATCCACCGCATAATTATGATATAATATTTTTATGAAAATATTATAAGTATATCATTGTCGTGTGGGTGGAGGCCTTTTTGACTCTTTTTGACTTTCTAATAAAATATTTAGTTTTCTTAAATAATTTCGTTTAAGAAAAATAAAATATATAGTTTATATATATATAATAAAAATGTTTAAAGTTATTGACTTTGTAAAATCTGAACAATTAACCGTTTCTCCTATCAAATATAATAATAAAGAAGATAAAGACTGCTATAAACCAATTTATATAAATAAAACAACAAAGTGGCATCAATTAAACCACAAAAAAAGTATATCAATTTATGATGAAGAACAATATAATTCTTTTAATGGTATGCTAATAAACTTAAAAGGAACTAAAAACACATTTATTTGTTTTGATGCCGATGATGAAAAAGCTAATAATTTTATGCTCAACTTTATATCAGAAAATAATTTAAAAAATGTCTCAACTCCATCATTAAGAAATATCACCAATGGATTATCATACAAAAATCATTATTATTTCAAATTAGAAGATAGTCCTGAAGATGTAGAATTTGGTAAAAAGATTAAAAACCACCCAGTTTATGGTGATTTAGATATTTTATTTTTAATCGCCGAACACAAGAATTCTACTATTGACTATAATAATATTTCAACTCTTTCAATTGATTTACTTCAATCTATAGATGAAGAAAAAAAAGAAGAAGAAAATCAAGAAGAAGTTGATGAAGAAGAAATTGTTGAATTATTAAAATTATTAAACGATACAAGAGGTAATAATTATAATGAATGGTTTCAAATTGGCTCATCAATCAAGAGTAGAGATGATACTCTATTTGATTTATTTGATAAATTTAGCTCAAAAAGAACAAACTATAAGGGCAAATCAGATGTTAAAAAGTTTTGGAAATCTTTCAAAGGTGGAAATTATGGCCTATTATGTAATATGGCAAAAGAGGATAATTTAGAAAAATATAAAAAATGGAGAGCTAAATGGTATAAGAAAGAAGAAAAAAAAGATTCTGATGATGAATATCTAAAACTCAAAGAACAATTCAAAGATAGATTATTTATTATAGAAAACCCTCTACAATATGGTTATATCAATGAAGAAGGAGAAACAAATTGGTATCAATTAAGAGATTTAAAACAAATATTAAAACCATTCAAAGTTGGTAAAAAAGATTTTATTGATTTATGGTTAGAAGATGCTGACAGAAAAACATACTCTAAAATAGATTTTCAACCAAAAAACAATAATCAAAGAGTTTATAATTTATTCAAGGGCTTTAAATATGATAATGATGAAGAACACGACTATTCAATAATCCAACCATTTTTTGATTTAATTGGTGATTTACTAAATAAAGAACAAGTAAGTATTGATTCTTTCTTGGATTGGTGGGCTTGGATAAGACAAAGACCAGAACAAAAGACTGAAAAAGCTATTGTTTTATATAGTGATGTTCAAGGAGTTGGAAAAAACACTTTAATCCAATTATTCAGAAAAATCATATCTTATTCAACTTCAGTAAATGATGCTAATGATTTAGTCAAAAATTTCAATAGTCATATCACCTCAAAATTAGTCATTTGTGCAGATGAAGTAAAAGTTAAAAACACAGAAATCAGAGATGACTTAAAAAATATGATAACCAGAACTGAAATGTTGGTAGAAAGAAAAGGTGTTGATGCTTATGAAATTAGTGATTATTCTAATTATATATTCACAACAAACAATCAAAGTGCATTCTATATTGAGCCAACTGATAGAAGATTTATATTATTACAAACAGCAGATAAGGTCATGACACAAGAAACAAGTAAAAGATTATATAGTTTAATCAATGATGAAAAATTATTAAAAGCAATGGATTCATTTCTTAAGAATAGAAATATACCTGAAAAATTAGAAGCACCAATGAATGACTATAAAAAATTATTAATCGCACAATCTCTCCCTGCTTATATTCAAATGATTTATAGACAACCCCACAATTTCGCCGAACATCAATATAGAATAAATGACTTATATGAATGTGCTATTGATTATGCCAAACGCCACGGCCTCGCATGGACTTTTACAGCTGACAAGATGGCCAAAGATTTCAAAACAGAATTTTCTAAATTTTCAAGAAAGACAAAAGAATGTAATAAATATTGTTTTCCAACAGAACACGAGCTTAAAATGTTCTTAAATCAAAAACGCCCTGAACTTGTTCTGGACGAATTAGACACAATTTAATTTATTTTATTTTATAATATTATTATATGAATAATACTATAAAAGAGATACAAGAATATGCTTTAAGTGATGGTGATATCAATAAATATCTTCCTAATGTTAAAATCATAATGTACAATGACCTAAAAAATTATAATAATATTGATGAATTACTTCCAAATAAAAATAGTTATTTTATCTTATTATTTCAAGATTCTGAAACAACAGGACATTGGACAGCAGTTTTACGTCAGAATAATACAGTTGAATTCTTTGACCCATATGGAAATTATCCTGATACAGAATTAAGATGGACTGATAAAGAAACACGTGAATCTTTAGGTATTGAAGGCAAATATTTGAGTAGATTATTTGATAAAAGTAAATTAAATGTTATTTATAACACGGAAGACTATCAGAAAGAAGGTGCTGGAATAAATACTTGCGGGCGTCATGTAATATATAGACTTAAAAATAATCATCTACCATTAAAACAATATCATATTCATATTAGAAATGAATCAAAAAAGAATAAATGTGATTATGATTGTACAGTTTCTAAAAAAATTAATATTATTGAATAAATAAATTATATATAGAATTTTATGAATATTATAAGGGCAAATCAAGTTGAACGTATGAAACAATCATTAAGTAAAATAATTGACCATCGTAATACGCTATTATGTAAAGTCAATAAATTAGATTTCAAAATTGGAGAAATGTTTGCGGATATAACAAAACACGGTCAAAATAATCCAAATCCTAAATTTTTATATATTGATACATATACTGAAACGCCAATATTAAACAAAACTCTAATCAGTTTAAATTTTTCTGAATCAAATAATAAAAAATCTTGTTTAAAATAATATAGTTTTAATTGTTTTAATTTAAGAAAATAATTATATATTATTATATTATATGAGTGATAGTGATAGTATTAATACTGAAGATTTTGTAACTGAATTTACTGGAGAATTAGCCAAATTAACAACTGATGAATATTGTGATGAGTGTCAGATAGCAAAAATAGATGATTTAATTAAAGCTAAATACAATAAGACGTATTATGAGAAGAAAAAAAAAGATTTAAAAACAATAGATTGTGAAATTTGCTATGGAACATATAATAATTATAGCAAAACTACTCATTTAAAGTCTAAAAAGCATTTAAAGGCTTTAGAAATAAAAAACAAAAAATAATTTATATATTATATTATATATAATATATAATGGCTACTATTGACTCAACATTTAACAGAAATATCTATGTTATCTGCCAATCTATACCAACCGACCAAATGTTTTTTCAAGAAAGTATAACATTTGCGTATGATATTCCTCTTCTCAATCAAGCAGTAAATAAATTAGGAGTAATTGGTGTTGATTTAGTTTATGAATCAATATGGAACACATCTGCGGATTTCGTTTTATATATCCAATATGAAGTACCTCAAGAAGGTACTAATGATATTACAGATGCAATAAATAAATTATCATATTCTTCAATATCATCACTTCAATTATCTCAAGTTTTACCTTTACTTTTAGATGAATTGGATAGTCCTGTAAGATTATTTCAATTAAAAATAGAAACATTAAGAGACATTGTTACTCCATTAAATCAATCTTCATTTGTTAGTACAGCCGTTTCATATTCAAATACACTAATAAATGACCAATTTTTAATAGAAAATCAATTACAATTAAATAGTTATACAGTACCTAATGATTCTTTGGTTTCAATACCTTCAAGTGTCCAACTAATTTATAACCCAAATGCTCCACTTACACCACCTGCTACAATATTAGCTCCTCCAGTTCTTTCTGCAACAGCATACAGAGCAAACCCTACATCTTTAATCGTTGTAGCTGATGTAGTTACAACATATCCTTATATATTAATGGTTGCTCAAGTAGCAACTGATGCTTTATTTACGAATATTGTTAATACTTATAATTTTAGTTTAATAACTATAGACCCATTACAAGATAGTGTTTTATTAAATTTAACAGGATTAGAACCAGAGACAACTTATTATGTACGTTGTAAAGTAGCATTATCTGATGGAACATTATTATCAGTAAATAGTCCAGCATTAGCATATGATACAACAGCACTACCTCCATAATAAAATTAATCTCCATAGTTTATAAAAATAAATATAGTATTTTGATATAAATATTATATTTGTTATAATATATAAAATGCCAGTTGTACCAGTTAAAATGCCAGTTGTACCAGTTCTTCCAATTAGTTTAAGAACTCCATGGAGTGCTACATCATCTGAATCATCAGGTGTAATTGTAGCAAGACCAGGTAATGCTACAATCCCACCAGAATCAACTACTTTATTTGTCCCATCGCAAACTGAATTATTAAAGATTAATAAACCAGTAGTACCAGTTAAAATTATTAAAGCCCCTTTTGTTGATAAAGCTTTATCAAGTTTTATTAAATTTTCTAAAAAATAAAAAAGTTCTTAAATAAAATTAGTTTAGATTATTTTATATTATTATTATATATAATATAAATGCCTTGGATATCCGATTTAGCTTTTGGTGAAAAAATGGAAATGGAATACTTAAAATACATTAATTATAAGTCATATAAAAAAGTTGGTGGAAAATTTAAATATTATGACTTAAAAATTATAGATAATGATGATAATGATTATTATGTTGAAGTAAAAGCTGATAGACAAACCAGAAATACAAATAATATATTTATTGAATATTCGTGTAATGGAAAACCATCAGGAATATCATCAACATTGGCAAATAAAATTATTTATTTTGAAAATTATCCAACAAAAGATTCTTTAGAAAAATATAATGAAGAAATTAAAGACAAAAAATTAAATTATTATCAGAAGAAGATGAAAGAAAACCAAATATTAGAATTTGAAGATGATTATACTATATATGAAATAAATGTTGATAGATTAAAAGAAATGATAGCTGATAAAGAATATAGTAGAAATTATGAAGGAACTATTGAAGGCAAAATAATGAAAGGATATTTATTTAATAAAAATTTATTTAAAAATCAAATAATAAAAAAATGTAGTTTAGATTTGAATAAAACTATAGAAATAATAATCTAAAATAATATATAATAATATGGAATTTAAAGAAACTCCTAAAATAGATTTATCAACTAAAAAAGCTTTTTTTGTTTTTGATGATTATTGTAAATCAATAATTGGTTCATTTGTATCACCAGCTAAAGCGAATATTTATATTCAAAAACTTGTTAAACGTGATATAAAGATGCTTATTAAAAATTTAAGATTGATGATAATGTTATCGGATAAAGATGATGAAGAAGATGTTAAATTAAATAAAGAAAGAATAACTACAATTAAGAATTTACTATATACATTAAAAACAATGGAACAATCCAAAGATACAATGATTAATTATGGAGAGAAACGTATTTTAAGGTATTTAGTGATGTCATCAAATCAATTAGATGAACCAGATGAAGAAAATTATCAAATAATTTATTAATAATTTATATTATATAA